GGTGGGGCAGAGCCAACATGCGTGATGAGTATTATACACCACATATACATTTTCCCTATTTTTCAAACTCACTAACTACTAATATTTTCCATACTTTATGAAACTTATACTTCCTTATAAATGCATAGAATGTAACGACACAATAACTCAGGTTATTTTATGTGCCGAATGTCTTGATATAGTTAGTCCTTACTGCCTTGATTGCCATATGGAACTTGCACATGGAATAGGAAAAGTGGCTCATTTTAAAATTGGTGGTGGGACTCCGAATTATGTCATAGACCCTGACGCAGATGGTTCTTGGGCTAATGTAGTAAAAGCATCTGAGGAGTAATACCATTCCCTATTTTTCAAACTTTATGACTAACCTATGACTAACCTAAACGACTTACGAAAAGAAATCAGATTTATGAATAGAAAATCCCCTATATACAAAGTCATAAAAGAAGAATTACTACTACTTGGATACTGGAAGAACAGGCAAAGAGGGGATAGTAGCAAAGGACTTCAAGCACAATTAAGGTCGTTAGCCCAGGGCTAATGGATTTATATGCTGATAACCCATTATGATAACTGAAGAAATCACAAACTTAGATATTCTAAACGGTGAAAAAGACCTCGTAAGCAAAGAACCCATGTTCTTAGTTGAAGGGGAATTCCTTACCATAAAGACCAAGGCAGGTGAATTAGTAAAATTCAAGCTCAATACAGTCCAAAAGAAAGTATTAGATAAGATTAAAGAGATTATGAGCAGGGATAAACCTGTAAGGTTGTGGATACTTAAAGCCCGCCAGACAGGCATCTCGACTTTAGTGGAAGCATTGGTCTATGCGTTCACATCACAGAAGAACGCTACAAACTCACTCGTTATAGCAGATAATGTTGATGGTGCTAATTACATCTTTGGTATGCAGAAACTCTTTCAGGAAGCACTTGATGACCACTTAAAGCCATTACCGAAGCACTCTAACGAAAAGAAATTAGAATTTGATAAAATACACTCACAGATTTTAATAGACACAGCAGAGAACCTGTCAGCAGGTAGAAAATTCACTTTCAGAAATGTTCACTTATCAGAGGTAGCTTATTTTAAAGACCTAAAAACATTGATGTTAGGGCTAAATCAGTCAGTTCCTAATCTTAAAAATACAATCGTGATAGGGGAAACTACGGCAAATGGGATAGGCTCTCAGTTCTATGATGAGTGGCAAAATGCTTCGTTAGGGACAAGCGACTGGGAAACACTATTTATCCCATGGTTTGAAGTAGAAGAATACACCAAACCCATTGAAGGTCAGCTTTATCCTGTAGAGTCCATAGATTTTTCAAGCCCTACTGAAAAAGAAAAGTTTTTAATGGAGGAAACTTCATTATCTAAAAAGTATGGGTGGAGTAAGGAACAGATAAATTGGCGTAGGTGGTGTATCGTTAACAACTGTAATCGTAATGTGTTACAGTTTAATCAGGAATATCCAGATTCACCAGAAACCGCTTTTATCTCAACAGGGGATTTATTCTTTGATAAGTCAGCGTTAAAAGCACAGGACATTACCAAACCCAAAGCCATAGGCAATATCGTAAAAGAAGAAGGCAAATATGTATTCAGGAACGACCAGACAGGATTATTTAAGATTTATCAATTCCCCATGAGGGGGGAAGAATATGTCATAGGTGGCGACCCAGCGGAAGGACTTGAAAACTCTGATAAGACTTCAGCGGTGGTATTGAATAAAAGGTCAAATAAGACTGTATGTGCGTATAACCACAATATCGCACCCGACAGATTTGCCGAGGATTTGATAAAATTAGGTCATTACTACAACAGTTCCATAGTAGTTTGTGAAAATAAGGGATACGGATATTCAGTCAATCAGGATTTGTATAAAAAGTATGGCAGGGTATATCGTAAAATCAAGACTAAAAAAGGATTTACTGAACCTACGCTTGATTTAGGGTGGAATACTAATTCAGTTTCACGACCACAAATGCTTGCTCAGTTCGCTGAGGAAATATCAAATGGTTCTACGGAATTGCTTGATAAGGATTTGATTTTACAATGCTGGACATTTATCAATAATCCTAAAAAGGGTAAGGCAGAAGCTGAACGGGGTAAGAACGACGATTTGGTTATAGCGAGGGCGATAGCAGGTATGGTCAGGATAGAACAGCCCTATAAAAACAGGGAATTCAGGAAGAAAAAGAAAGTAAGATACAGAGGATTGAGTGGATATTAACCCTAAAGGAGGGCATAGTGGCTGAAGAACCTAAAGTTCCAAATAACGGAGAACAGAAAAAAGAAGTAGTCAAGGATTTCAAGATAGCTGAAATATGGATTAAAGAAGGACAACTTATGGTTGACGCTTCACCAGAGTTTTGGATGGATAAACTCAGAGCTTTGGGAGTTTTGGAAATGTGTAAGGATATAGTCAAGGATTTTAAGAAAGAAACACCTAAAATCATAATGGGTAATAAGGGTATGATGAATAAACTCAATCGTATAAAAAATAATCTAAGTGGTGGGTTTGGAGGAAGGAAATGAACGACGGAAAACGACGATTAGGAAAACCGAGGACTGATGAAGAAAGACGCAAACGCCATAAAAGACTTTATGGGACAAGTAAACTTCCCCCTCGTGGAACAGGACTTTTAGGGAGAACAAAAGGGGTATCTCGTGGATAAGTTCAATCCTGAAACAATGCGTAAGGACATAGTAAGGTGGGTTACTGAAGCCAAGACCCATTATTCTTCAAGGTTCAAAGCTGTTGATGAGTATGTAAAACGCTATGAAGCCAAGAGGTCTATATCAGGTCTAATGGGTTGGGGTGATGACGCCCAAGCAAACCCAAAAAATTCTCCATGGAATAATTGCTATACTCCAGATACTGAAATTTTAACAAAAAAGGGCTGGATAAGTATCAAAGATATTACAACATCTGATTTGGTTTATTCAATGAATCCATTAACAAAAGAATCTTGGTGGATGCCAGTTACTGATACTCAAGTTAGTTACCATGAAAAGATGATACATTTTAAAGGAAAGAGCATAGATTTAATAGTTTCTCCTAACCACAATATGTTAGTAGTGAATAAAAACTGGCTATCTTGCAATGTTTCTTTTCCACATAGTGATAGTTTGCCAGCTAAGTTCATAAAAGCAGAAAAATTATTGAATAAAAAATCTTGCTATTCTATTCCTTTAATTTCTAAATTTGCTCATTCAAAAAGGATAACTGAAATATATGGTTTTAAAATAGAAGATTGGATTCAATTTTTAGGATGGTATATTTCAGAAGGATATACACATAAAAATTCTGGGACTATTGGGATTTGTCAAGATGAAAAAGTTAATCCTGAAAAATGCCAAAAAATAAGAAATTTATTAGGTCGGATGAATTTAAAATATTCTTATGATGGCAAACAATTTACGGTGTTTGTGTCAAAGGTTACAGAACATAATAAAATTTCAATTGAAGCAAGAAAAGAATTGAAGAATTTAGGTCTATGCCATGAAAAATATGTTCCAGAAAAGTATTTAGATTTAGATTCTTCGTTGTTAAATATTTTACTTGATACTTTAATAATGGGAGATGGACATATTCATAAAAAAGGAAATGGTAATACAGTAAGAACTTATTATACTACCTCTAAAAAATTGGTTGATAATATACAGGAAATTGCTCAAAAAATAGGATTAAGGGCAAGTTTTAATATACGAAACACCATAGGAAAAAGTGGAATAATAAGAGGGGAAAAAATTACAACCAGACGCAAAGGATACAATATTGGAATAAATACAAAATCCACTATTCAGTTAAGTAAACTTAATATTATTGATATTCAATATGATAATTTGGCATATTGTTGCACTACTCCATTTCATACTTTATATGTTCGTAGAAATGGTAAAGCTGTATGGTGTGGAAATTGCTCAGACATAGGCATACCCATAGAAGCATTTACCATTGAAGGATTACTACCAAGATTTTCAAAGGTATGCTTTGGTGCTAAACCTGTTGTATGGGTAAGAGGAACGAGTGATGATGACCATGCTGAAGCACCCATAGTCCAAGACGCATTGAACTTCCAGTTATCCAAGAAAATCAAGATTTACAGGCGTATGAAACCTGTATATAAGAATACCATAATGCATGGTGACGGATTTGCCAAGTGTGTATGGGAAGTAGAAAAGAAAATCATCAATAGGACTGTTTACTATATTAAAAACACAGTAAATGGTCAATATCTTGTTGATGAACAGGGCGAAAATGTTTTAGTGGGTAAAGACACAGAGATACCACCTGTTGATGAACAGGGTTTCCCACAGGAGAAAGAAAAACAGATTTTATCAGATGAGAAGAAAGTATATGACTGCCCTAAAGTCTATTCAAGAAATATCAAACAAGTCATAATCCCTAAAGACGCAATTTCACCTAATGTAGATGAGATTGATTGGATATGTGATACATACGAAAGGACTATTGACTGGTGTAAAAGAAATACTGGTGAAATAGAAGAAGGAAAGTTTGATGAATTCGCTGTAAGAGAACTTGAAGAAAAGATTTTAGTCAAAAATCCACAGGACAGGTCAGAGGGTCATGGATTTACAAAGATACTTATAAGCGAGTGGCATGGTAAATATGATATAAATGATGACGGATTAGACGAAGAAGTCGTAGTGTTTATAGGTTCAGCTAATCTCAATACAAACTCAAGCACTAAAAATGAAATAGAGGACTCAAAACTTTTAGGTTGGATGATTACACCTTACCCACAAAGACCATTTTTCCATTACCAGATTATCCCTATGGATAATTCATTTTATGGTAAGGGTGTTCCTGAATTCTTGATAGGCATAAGAAATCTTGTTGACGCTGTATTTAATCAGATGATTGATAGGGGGTCTATAACAAACAACCCACCTGTGATAGTGCCTGCTGGACATGACCCTGATGAGAACCCATACGGACCAGGAGCTCAATGGGTATCTGATAACCCTTCCGCTTACAGGGTATTGGATATGCCTAAATCAGAACAATTAGAATTTACTAAAATGGAATTCTTATTGGCATTAGTCCAAAAGTTATTCGGTGTTACCGATTATTCATTAGGACAGGAAAGCTCAATAGCGAAGAACAGGACAGCGACAGGAATAATGACCATAGTCGGTGAAGGGAATATAAAGTTTGATGATATGATAAGAAGTTTACAGGATATAAACGAAGATTTATATGATTTTATAGTCCAGCTTAACGCAGATTTACTTGATGATGAATTTGTCTATGCTGTTACAGGTGCGGAAGTCAATCCGTTCCGTAAAATCACTAAAAAACAATGGACAGGTAATTTTGATTTTGAGTCAGTAGGGAACTCAATAAATATCAATCGTGAGATAGAACAAAATCGTGCTATACTTGCGTATAGGACTGCTATGGATTCGGTAGGTAAAAATCCTGTAATAACGCCAGAAGTATTGCGTGGTCTTACAGAAAATTTATTCAGGTCAATAGATATGCGTAATATAAAAATACCGACAGTAGAAGAATTACAGCAGATGAAGATACCGGAAACAGCTCAAGCATTAAAGCTGTTAGAACAACAGAAAATGGAAGAATTGAGAAAAGGAGGACAAAGTGGACAAGGTGGAGCCCAAACAGGACAACCGCAAGGACAACCGAGTGCAGGAATACCAGGCATGGTTTGACATATCAAACTCTAATGGCTGGCTTATATACAAAAAAGAATTAGAAAAAATAATAAATGTTTACAGGATTTATATGGATAATCCTACTGCCAACGCAGAATTGATAAAAAATTATCAGTTGATTAAAAAGGGATTACAGATGGCATTTGATATACCGAAGTCATTAGAGTTTAAGGCGAAGATAGCACGAAAGGAGATGAGGTAATGGATATTTCACTCAATGAATTAAACGATAAGTTAAACGCAATAATGGAACATTTAGGGGTAAAGAAAGTATCAGAAAAAGAATATATGGATATGCCCGAAGAAGAAAAAGACGCCGTTGATGAAGAAAGTATGAAAGAAAGTAAGAAAGAATAATGGATTGGACAAAAGATTTTATAGAAACTTTTAAAAATAGCAAGGAACTCAAGGACTTAGAAAAAGAAAAGTTCTTTGGAAATGTTCAGTTAAATTTTTATAATGGAAAGGTAGTAGCGATAAATAAGTATCAGACAATCAAAATACACGGATAATTCTAAAACAGAAAGCCGTATAAAGTAAACCTACAATTTGTAGGAACTCTATACGGTTTTTTTATTTAAGGAGGTAGGTATGTTGGAAAATCAAGGTAAAGCCGATGAAAAGGAAACCTTGACCCAAGAAGGTCAAGAGCAAGAAACTCAGACTGAAGCCAATGAGGTAAATCAGCCTGAGGGTAACGAGGGTAAGTTGTATGCTGGAGTATTTAAGACGCCTGAAGAACTTGAGCAGGGCTATGTCAATTCTAATCGTGAAGCGACACGCATGGCTCAAGAAATCAAAAGGTTAGTCCAGCAGGCAAGCACACCAAAGGAAAAGGAAGCGGTAGCGGAGGAAATAACAGACCTTACCAAGCACTTTGACCCTGAAACTGCTAAGATTTTGTCTGGGTATGTTAAGAACATGTTGAAAACTGAATTTAGTAGTTTTCAGGAGAGTTCTAAAAAACAGACAGAATTTCAGAGTCAGGTATCAGATGTTTGGGAGGAAACTAAGAAGGAATTTCCTGACGCCGCAAATCCTCAAAGTAAGCTATACTCCAGAGCAAATGAAATACTATATGAACGGGGATTAGCTGAACAGACTCCTGATGGTGGTGTAAAACTTCTTACTCCTTTCGCATACCGTATTGCTGTTGAAGCGGCTTCCGTAGAGTTGGGTAAGCAGGCTTCGGAAAACGCTGGAACAAATGCAAAAAAAGGTCAGGCAGGTGCTATACAGGGTAAAGGGTCAAAAACTTCATCTGGTAAATTGACCTATGACCAGTATAACAAATTGTCTGATGACGAAAAAGACGCTTACGATAAACAAACAACAGGGAGATAAGAAATGTCTACTTTAAATCTTCACACCTATGCTTCTGGTGCTGGCGAGTTTGATTACGCCATACCAGAGTTTTGGACCTCGCGACTTTACGATGATGGTATTCGTAAGGCATTTTGGGGTTCAAGGTTTGAAGGTAAAGAAGGTTCAAGCAAACCCATCATAATTAAAGATGATTTTGCTAAGGGTCCAGGAGATGCTATACATTTTCAGACCATGAGCCAACTCATTTCTTCAGGTGTAACAGGCGAATCTACACTTGAAGCAAATGAAGATAAGCTGTCCATGAGCCAGTTTGACCTTACGGTTGATTGGATTAGGAACGCTGTATCTTTTACTGAAAATCTTGAAAGGAAAGTAAACTTTAGTATAGTTCAGGTAGCAAGGAAAAGGTTATCAGATTGGTTGTCCAGATACATAGATGAAGGTATGGACACTCAGCTTATAACAACCGAATCACCTGATACTATTTATTCTGGCGATGCTTCTACCGAAGCTACATTAGGTGATAATGATACTTTCGGAACAGAAGAAATTGACAGGATAAAATTAGCACTTCAGAGAAAAAGTGCTATACCTGTATCCGTTAAGATGAAGGATGGCGAAGAACTTGATATGTATGGTATCGCCATATCTGAAATTGACGAGTATTGGCTAAAGGGTGATAGTGTTTGGCAACAGGCTCAGAGAGAATCTGGGATAAGGGGTAATGAGAACAGGATATTTACAGGTGCTTTAGGGGTATATAATGGTTGTATATTATATGTCCGTAAGTCAGTAAAATCTGGTTATAATATCCAAGGCTCACCTTTAAGACCAGAGTGTAGGCTATACACAGGTATAGCTTCAACAGGTGAAACAACTGTTACTGTAGGTTCTAATTCCAAAGCTAATTATACAAAGTTCTTCCCAGCAACAGGGACACTTCGTATAGATAGTGAGGATATAGCTTATACAGCTAAGACAGTTACTACTTTTACCATAGCTAATGGGACAAGGGCTCAGAACGGAACAACTGGTGCTGCCCATACCGCAGGTGCATTGATTACTTTAAGAAATGTATCTACGCAGATAGGCTTTGGTGCTGAAGTAGCAGTCAGAGGTTGGGGGATGAAACCGACTCCAATTTCTCAGAGTTATGATTACGGTTTTGAGAACGGCGTTGGGATTAAAGCAATCTTCGGACAGGTTGCCGTAAAAGATACTCTGTCAGCTTGTAAGAACTATCTTTTAATGAAATCCTATGCTAAAAACCCAGGCACTATATAAGGAGATAAAGCCATGAAGAAATTACTTATTGCTTTAATCGTCCTTGGGTTGATAGCTATAGGGACTACGGTTTCTAACGCTGATTCCACGAGGACAATACCTCATAACTTTAGGGCCTTTGCCGCAGACACAGAAGGCATACCAGGTGGCACTATATACAGGATTACAGGCGTTGCTACAGGAAGCAACTCTGTTTTCGGTATATACAATGTGGCTACTTTGGAAGAAGCTGCTGTAACTGTTTGTGCGGTTGAAGGTGGCGAAGCTACCTCAGGCGACCCTCTCCCTCATTACTATTTTGGGGAAGAAGGATTACAGTTGAACGCAGGTTTTACTGTAGTGGTCTATAATTGCACTATAGTTGTGGAGTATCTATAAACACTTATGGGGAAGGGGCAACCCTTCCCCATAATACAAGGAGATAAGATGAAAAAATTACTATTAACACTACTCATTTTAGGGATATTTACCTGCCCTGTATTTGCTGACAGGAATACTCCTACTATTACAGGGTATTCAGCTACCGCACAGATAAAAACAGGTGATTGGAAGATTTACAGGATTACATTTATAGCTACCGCTAATGCTGGTAATTTCGCTATATATGATATTTTAAGCACTACAACTCCGAGTGACGCTACCATAAAGACAGAGGGAAGCGAAGCTACTTCGTTAAATGGTAAAAACTATGACTTCACAGGTAAACCACTTGAAGGGTCAACAGGTCTTTATCTTGTAGTCAACGACGGAACAGTAGTATTGGAATACGAATAATGTTTGATATTCTGTTAGCGTTATTTTTGCTATTATCACCCATAATACTGTTACCAGCGATAGGTAATGTTACTGCTCTACAATTCTATCAATTTGGTGTGATAGACAGCAGGAATACCTATTTACAGTTACAGTTTTTTCAGGTGGGGTCTATAGTGCTGTATCTTTCAAGTTTTTTCTGTAAGAAACAAAGGGTATTTAAGGATAACTATCTCGTATTATTTATCTTGGCGTGTATTGTAAGTATATTCCTACACCCCATATCAATAAAATCATTTCCTAATATACTGTTGGGATTTTTACTCTACAAAACGGTATATGAATATTCTTTAGATATAAAGAAAATCCTGTTTCCTGTTTTTTTAGTATGTATGATGAATTTTACTTTTGCCGTAATACAATCCCATGGTATAGGATTTATATATAATTCAACAGGCAGGATTGACGGATTGATGAAAATATCCACTCATTTGGGGGTATATCAGGCGTTGAGTTTCCCGATATGCCTTATGCTTAATCCAGTCCTATGTGTATTTCCTTTGATTAGTCTGTATTTAGCACACTCGCATACTGCGTTCATAGCAATATCCGCAGGATTGATTTACTTATTCAGGAAGAAAATACTGTATATAGGGTCGGTAAGTTTTCTATTTATAATAGCATTAGCGACAATACTTGTTGTTAAGAATTGGAATTTAATGCTTGGTGAATTTGAAACAAGACTATGGATATGGAGAGAAACTTTTTATAGACTTACATTTTGGGGTCATGGATTTGTAAAGTTTGATATTTTGAGGGAAGGTATGGGTCATTATGAAAGTCCTTACAATGTCTATCTGAGTGTGCTATATGCTTTAGGGGTATTAAGCATACCTTTATTTATATGGCTTGCTAACTTAATACAAAAAGCATTTACTAAAAAAGACTTTGCTACACAGATGATTTTTTCATCTTGTATAATACTTTTATTCGCAGGACTTCGTATGTCAATAATGGATTTTCCGAGGATAGCTGGAACTGCTATCGTATTATTCGCATTGTTAAAAACAAGATAGGGGGGTTGTATGGTTTTGCTTAAATATGTTGGGTCAAGGTCGTTTACAAAAGTGATGTATAACAGGAAACCTTATGTCTTTAAAAAAGATACTAATTTTTCGTGTGAAGTGCCACAGGATTTAGTTGAGTGGTTAGCCCAATACGCAAGGGGTCAATATCAGGTATCACCGACTAAGGTTGAGATAAAGACAGTAATCAAAGAAGTAGAAGTGCCTAAAAAACTCATCTGTGATGTATGCGGATTTGAAGCAAAGACCGAACAAGGTCTTTTAGTCCATGGTAGAAAACATAAAAAGGAGGAAAAATAATGTCAAGACAAATGCTTTCAGAACAGGAAAAAAGGTTCTTATCTTTCTTAAACCTTGAGGAAGAAACCGCTAAATTGAACAAGGAAAAAACAAGGTTGATTAAAGATGTGTCAACAGAGAGTAAGAAATTATCTGATTTGGTTGAAAAGGGCTTACAGATAGAAAAGAAAGCTCAGGATATATTATCGTCAGCTAAAGTATCAGCAGAGTTAATCCTGAATAGGTCTGATAAGACTGAAGATGAAATAAACTCAAAGAAGTCAGAAGCAATAGGGAAGATAGCAGAGCTTGAAGCTACAAAAAAGGAATATGAAAAAAAGATAAAATCAACCGAAGGATTGGAGAAAAATCTCAGTTTAGAGAATAAGGTCGTGTCTGAATTAAAATCTAAACTATTAAAATTAGTAGATTTGATAAAAGACACAATGAAATGAGGTAATTATGCCCACATTTGGATTACAACTAAGCACGATTAGAAGTCGTGTTATGGACTATGGCAATATAAAGAATATTGAGGGTGCGTCTGATAAAGCCGATATAGCCATAAATGACGCTATGAGGAAGTTAGCAGGTGAAAGGCGTTGGTATGCCCTTAGGCGTCAAGGCACGATAACACCTATTACTGACACCCAAAGCTATGTCTTAACAGGTATGTCAGGATTTAACTACCCTGTAAGGGTGTATTATATCTCAAATGGCATAGAACAACCGATAGACATAGTAAATGAAAGTGAGTGGGCAGATATGAACGATAATGACTCGTCAGGCGACCCGTCAATCTGTGCGTTCCTTGAAATATCAGGTGCTATGAAGTTATATCTATCACCATTACCGTCGTCAACATTTATCAGTCAATATACGAGTATATATATTGATTATGATAAAAAACCAGATGAACTTTCAAGCGATACTGATGTTCCTGAAATACCGCCTACAAACTGTCAAATGGTTTTAGTTTATACCGCTGTGGCTGAATTGCTTGCTAAACAGGGCGACTCTACAGGTATGCAGATGTGGGAAGCAAAAGCTATGAAAGAATTGAATAAGTATTTTACTAATGATATTAACTTCAGGGGTGCGAAGTTTCAAAGGGGTAAACCTATGTTCGGGATAATGGGTGGTAGTGCTTCAGGATTAAAAAGGGATTATAGATGATAAAAAAGACTTTAACAATAATCAATGATTTTTCAGGCGGTCAGGATACAAAGACACCTATAATAGCTATGCCTTTGACTAAAAGCCCTAATATGAGGAATTGGCATTGTGCTGGTGTGTCTAATAGGTTAAAAAAGCGTGGTGGGCATGCTAAAGTTAATTCATCTACGGTTGAGTCAGATAATCTTGATGCGTATTATTCACCAGGATACCAGACTACTGATTATGCTTTAAGAGATACCACCGCCCATACCGAGATTTCACAGGGATTTAAGGCAAATACATCTGATACTGTAACACAGATAAAGCTATGGTTAAAATCAGAAGGAACACCAGCAGGGACAGATACCATAACACTTGAAATACATACTGACGCTTCAGGCGTTCCGTCAGGGACACCCGTAGCAAACGCTACTGCTACCGCAGTTGACATATCAGATAGTCTTACATCAAGCTACGCTTGGATTACTTTTACATTTGCTACAAACCCGACTTTAGTATCAGGGACACAATATCATTTAGTATTGACAGGTGCTTTTACTGTAAGTGCTGTAAATTATGTAGAGTGGGGAGTTGATGATTATGATATAATCTTCCCTGACGGGTCAATGTCAGTATATGACGGGTCAACTTGGGTAACAGATAGTCTTTATGACGCCTGCTTTGAAGTCTATGTCACAGGCGGTGAAAAAGGTAATGACGGGGTGGCTTTATGGGATTTCTGGTCTAAAAATATGTTATTAGGTGTGTTTGGGACTACATTTTATAAAATGGATAAAGACTCCACAGGCGACCCTGACGGTGTATGGGACGTAGTAGGTGGTGGTTCTGCGTGGGATAGTTATACAAAGTTAATGCTTCATGGTGACGGTGTTGACGCCGCAACTACTATTACTGATGAAATCGGTAACACCATGACTGCGGTAAACGATACACAGATTGATACCGCCCAAAAGGTATTTGGGACAGCTTCTATACTTTTTGACGGGGCAGGGGATGGGTTAACTACTCCAGATGATTCTGATTGGGATTTTGATTCATCTAACTTTACAATAGATATGAGGGTAAGATTTGCGGCATTACCGACAGCTGGAAAAGTAAATATCCTTATAGGACAATATGCTGACGTAAATAATAAGTGGTGGGTAGGACAGATTTATAATAACGCAGGGACATACAGGTTGGGCATAATAGGCAAAGAAACAGGAACAGGTAATGACGGAGTTTATGTAGATTCAACAGGATTATCAATAAATACATGGTATCATCTTGAATTTGTAAGAAGTGGGAATAGTTATTATTTTTTTCAAGATGGGGTATTACAGGGAACGGCACAGACTAATTCAGGCGATATGCCTAATGTAGCG